CTGATATTGCATCAGATTCAGTTTCTGTATAATATCTTCCATCATGATGATGTAATGTAGATGCATCTCCAGTACCAGTTAAAGTATTAAAGTTAGTATCATCTGTAGAAGTTAAGTGATAATATTCACCAGCTGTACCTCCTTGTATTCCACCTAAATCGTTATGCTGGTCAACTGAACCTGCTGTGAATTTAATTACCCAGGGAACTGAAAATTCAGCATTACTTAAATCAGTCTCTCCTTGTTCAATAATTAATCTAGCAATCAAGGATGCATTATTAGTTATTAAATCTGGAGTAGAACTTGGAGTAGTTGCATCTTCTGCTTCAGCTAAATTATAATTCCCTTGACCATATAGAATATTCAAATCTCCATCAGATTCAAGAAATAACCAATGGATTCCATATTTACTATTTCCAACTGTATTAAGAGTTCCAGTACCATCATCATAATAATTTGGATCAACATCTGTTTGACCACTCTTTGCAATCCATCCTCCAGCACCATCTCTATACCAATAAGTAAATGTTTCATCATGTATATGTCCATCTATTGTAGCATCTGGAATTGCCTGCCAAACCCCAATTCTAGTATATCCAGCACTACTAGGTTCTATAGCAGAACTCACTTGATAGATACCATCATTACCAGTTGAATCTTCAACTTCAATAAAGTATCCCATAGCTAGATGTGGGTCTTTAGAACCAGTAATTGCAAACCATCTTTCAGATTGATTCACTGCAGTTATGTCATGATAGTGACCAGTATCAATACTTGGCATAGTAAATTTATTTAATCCTTTCCAGAAAATACCATCAGTTACAGATAAGCATAATGGATGTCCAGATTGTTGTGAAGATGCAGCGACTAATCCTGTACTTCTTTCTAAACCATATACCTCTCCAAATCTCTGTTGGACTTTCTGTCCAAGAGCTGGAAATCTATATCCACCTTGGAATATATGAAGTTGAGACATTGTTCCAGTAGTAGTATCATTATATACTTGACCTATTGGAAATTGAGAATTCTTATTAAATCCAGATGTTGTTTTATGTGCATATTTAGGAGAACCAGAATTGTAATCTACATAAATATAATTTATTCCTTCATCTAAATATATATTTGATGAGGCATCTATCTCAGAAACCCATCCCTCTGCAGTATCGTGAGTATCCTCTTTTACATAGACAATTCCTCTACTTATATCTATAGCACCTGTACATGCAGCAGTTCTAGTGATAATTCCACCAGATGTTAATACTGATGCATCCATCATTGAATTATACATGCATACATCATCAAAGATTGTGTCTCCATAATAATCTATTCTTACGTCATGTGTATGAACTCCAGATATAGCCTGTGTAGATATATAAGGAAATGTTCCATAACTAGATGGATGATATCTTCCTATAATGTTAGAACTACCAGGGAATTTTGCTATAGCAGATGCTGATGCTATGTAATCTTCAATATAAAAAGCTATACTACCAGATGTTTTACCAACTCCAGTAGCTATTAATCCTGATGATGCAGTAGGAGTTTGCCAATTAACTACTCCTAGACTATCTCCAGTGTCAGAATAAGAGGCAAGTTGTGCAGACATATATGCCTTTTGCCAATTAGCACCGGATTTAATAACGTTTTGTGGAATATCTCGTAAGGTTACCTTTAAAGCACCTGATACAGCAGAGGTTCCTACTAATATCACTCCTGATGCCCGTGTAGGAGTTCCCCATGTTATATCACCAAGATTATCATATAAATTAGATGCATTACTTGAAAAGTCCATTAATGACTTTCCTAATGTAGATGGATAAAACTTACCTAAAGCTGTAGAACTAGCAACTGTATTAGCTATTACACTAGAGGAGGCTATATAATCTTCTATAAAGATGGATAAAGTACCAGATACCATACCACCTCCTTGAACCATTGCTCCAGAGGTTGCAGTTGGAGTGTTCCAATTAACTATTCCTAAGCTGTCTCCTGTATCTGAATAAGAAGCTAACTGAGCACTCATATAAGCCTTTTGCCAATTTGCTCCTGACTTAATTACATCTTGTGGTATATCCCTTAGTGTTAATTTTAAACTACCGGATACTTTACCGGTACCTACTGTTATAAGCCCCGATGCATATGTTGGTGCATTAAAGGATATGGATCCTAATTCAGTCTCATACTGTGCTATCTGAGCTGACATATAGGCTTTCCAGTATTGAGAACCAGATGCTAATTGAGATTGAATTACTGGAGAATAAAGAGCTACTTGTGCCGATGCATAAGCTTGACTATACTCAGCTCCAGATATAACATATCCAGAGGGATGATACAATGATTTTGTATTTGATGAAAACGAAACATAAGATAAAGCCCCCGACCAAGATGTACCTGAAGCTCCCTTTGGTTCATAGAGATTTGATGCATTAGAAGAAAATGCCATTAAAGCTGCACCGAGAGAAGAAGGATAAAATGCTCCACTTCCTGCAATTGAATCTAATTTAGAGTCAATTTTTATAATGATTGCAGAACTATCAGCAAATGTTGATAGAGCTACACTTGATGCAATATATAATTCGTGATCAAATATATCACTAGCTGAAGAGAATTCATATGCCTGTCTAGCATTACTAGATACCGTTGTTAAAATTCCAGATTCATTTACACCTAGAGTCACAAAATTACCACCATCAATATAGGTCATTGTGGTATCAGTTTGGATAACCCCATCATTTGATGCATTACCTATATAATCTGCCGTAGCACCAGCATCTATTTTCACTGTGAAATTATCTACTGCACCTCCTCCACCAGCAACCTTTGTTACTTGCCAGGTTCCTGCAGCTTCATTCCACTTTAAACCGGAGTCGTGATAAGCATGAGAATCAAAGTTTCCTATTACATCAGCTAATCCTGATAAAGGATGATTATGAGATCCACTCGCTACAGCAGTTGATGTTCTACCCCATGTAGCAAAGGCTGGTTCTCTTAATAGTTGAGCAGATGCATACGCTTGACTATATTCTCCTCCTGATACTACATAACCAGATGGATGATATAAAACTTTAGTGTTAGATGAAAAACCTACATATGCTAAAGCACCAGACCATGATGTTCCAGATGCACCTTTAGGTTCATATAGGTTAGAAGCATTGGATGAGAAATCCATCAAAGCTCTTCCTAAAGCTGATGGGTAAAATTTACCTAATAAATTTGAAGATGTAATATATAATTCACTATCAAATTGATTACTATTTGCTGAGAACCAAGCACCAGCTGCAGCATTTGAAGATACTTCATCTATATATGTTTTATTAACTACGGATGATGCTGTGAATATAGATAAAGCGTTAGCTGAAGTAATATAAAGAGTTTGATCAAAAAGATTACTATTAGCTGAGAACCAAGCTCCTGCTTCAGCATTACTAGAAACTGTATCTAGATAAATCTTATTTACATTAGAACTTCCTGGAAATAATGCTGATGCATTAGCAGAGAACTGTGCTCCATCAAAAGCATTACCTGAAATATTAAGATATCCAGGTACTGATATAGAAAGAGCTACATCTCCTGATATAGCATATGTTCCAGTCATACCAGCTATACTAGAGTCAGCTGCAGTGAACGTTTGCCAGTTTGATATACCTCCAGCTTGTGATGCCTGAGAAGACCATTTACTTTGTGAAGTATCCCAGGTTAAAACGTCTCCTCCAGATTTATTAGTCATATCAGAAATATCATCAAGATCAGCTAAATTTTCTTTAATCTTACTAGCTAAACTACCTGATATATCAGAAAGTTTTTGTGCTGATGCATCATACCAAGTCTTAGCATCATGTGCATTACCGGATATATTTAGATAACCAGGAACTGATATAGATAATGCTCCTGTACCTGATACTGAATATGTACCAGTAAATCCAGCTATACTATTATCAGCTGCATTAAAATCTCTCCAATTTGATATTCCTCCAGCTGTGGATTCATATAGAGCTATCTGAGCTGAAGCGTAAGCCTTTTGAGCTTGTGTTGATATTGTGGTATATCCTAATACCGTTAAAGTTTCATCTTGTGTACCGCTTATAGATACGCTACCTCCAAATGGAGTTATACCAGTGCCAACACCTAGATTATACCAACCAGTTATTCCACCTGTAGTGGAATCGTAAACAGCTATTTGTGCAGAAGCATATGCCTTAGAATATTTATCTCCTGATGATGCAAACTCTGATAACTTTTGTGCTGAAGCTAAATACCAATCCTTAGAATCAGTATAATCACTCTCTACTGATATTGATTTACTTCCAGCTGAGCCAGTAAGATCTATACCAGTGCCAGTTGTTCCCCATTTAAGTGAACCATCAGCACCAAATGCTTCATCCCAATATAATATCCTATCTCCACCTGGATCAGATAGATCTTCAAAACCTAAATGATCTAAATCTATTTCTGAACCATCCCAAGTTAATCCATCACCAGCTATCTGACTTCCTCTTTCTTTATAAGCATCAGTCAATTTACCGCTAGATGCATCATACCATAATTTTATAAGTTTAAGATTGCTAGATACTCCCGCTCCTATAGATGAAGGGTAAAATCTATATATAGCGTTAGCACTAATTATATATAGAGTTTGATCAAATTCATCTTGTGCTTCTAGTGTATCTAATCTACCATCAAATCCACTTGATATTGCAGTGATCTTAGTCCAATTTACATTAGATGAACCTGCATAATCATCATCTAAAGATGATTTAGTGAAGTGTATTGAAGAATCTTGTCTATGGGTACTATATGATCCAGATAATCCTGCACCAAAACTAGATGGATAGAAATCATCTAGATACTGAGTTGTACCGCTAGGTTGATAATTAATCTTTATATGTTCTACTATAGCTCCAGAAATAGCATCTACTTCTGATTCAGTGTAATATAATGTATCTAACTGTCCTCCATTGAGCTCAGTTTCAGTATAATATCTAGAATCATGAATATGTAGAGATGTTTCTCCACCATCAGTTAAATCAGTTTTCTGAGTAGTTGTTAAGTGTATATTTGTATTTGAGCTATGTCCATAGCTATTACTAGATATTAATTCCGCAAAGTCTACAAAATCATCCCAGTCCTGTGATAATATTATATCACCGGCACTCTTATTATCGTTAAATGCCATTATTTATTCTTAATATATAGTTATTTTACCATTACCCATAACACATATTTTACCATCATCTGTGGATTTAGTATCTATCCATGACATAATTTTATAATCCTAATTTAAATTAATTTAATATAATATACTTTAACAAAAATAACATAAAAATTAAGAATGCTAAATCCCAAGCGACGAATAGTATTAAAATAGTTCAAATGCTTTGGGATGTGTCATTATTAATTTTAAAACATAATATTTAAACATACATGTTGAGATTTATCTTCTCCTAGTTTTTCCCTTGCTAGATTTAGATTTCTTCTTAGCATCTTCATAAGCTTTATGTTCTTGTTCAGCTTTCCAGATGATGTGTCTCTCAAGAAAGGATACACCAGCTGGATCTTCTTCTCTTAGTTTACCTAGTTGTTTAGGAGTTACATGTAGAAATTCACAAACCCTTGCTTCAAGCTGGCCTAACCCGCTTTTAACGAAAGGTCTGCATCTCTTCTTCAGTTAATCCTGTACCTTTTTGGGTTTCTTTAATTAATTCAGTTATAAAATTCTGTAGAGTTGCAAAGGATATCTTCTCCTTCCAGAATTCCTCATCTAATTTAGTATCAACACTGAGTTTTGCTGCTAATTCCGGTAGTTTATCGTATATATCAACCATTTTTTGTAATGATTTGGTATCCATTCTACCTTCATAAATAGCTGCTTCTGCTGATAATCTCATGATGGTCATCATCTCTACTTGAGTAGGCCTTCTAGATTTTATCATTCTCTTTGTTTCTGGTGAAGAGTAGAAAGAGACTTCCAATAGGTCTTCTTTATAATCCCTTTCTAATTTATCTCTTGTAGCTATTTGTTTTATAACTGATTTAGTGTCCACATTCTTTTTCTTATTTATTTTATTTTTGAGCTCATCAAAGCTCTCTGGTGGACTAGAATCTTTTTTCTTAGTTTCTTCAGCCAAATTGAATTTCCTCCGTAATTTGAATTAAATAACATGAAAACATATTTGTTTGATTTAGATCTACATGCAATCTGATAAAAATGTCTGAGTCGTACTTGATGATACTTCTATTCTATATGGAATTAGCGTTGTAAAATCTATTGTACCCTCTGTAATTTCATCTGCAGTTCCTATACTAAAGTCAAAACCAGTTACTTGACAACTAGCTAGATTAAAGTATAGTGAATTAGCACCACAATTTCCAGATACCCTTATGATTCCTTGACCTATCATATTTTGTACTAACTTAGATACCGCTGATGCATGTAATTTACATGCAGTTAGGGATCCTTCAGCTGACATAGCTCCTGCTATCATGAAATTACCCTTTTCACCTATTAACTCCTGTTCCGCTGTACCCTTTCCTAGGGTCAATGAAAAATCAGATATTGCAAGGACTGTATGTTTTAATCCACTAATATAGATTGTAGCATCATCACCCTTATATATTGTTGGTGTTGCCATATTTAATCACCCCTGTACTCCACTGACAGCAGTTATATAAGTTAAGTCTTGTGGATTTAGCATTACAAAATCAACACTCGCTTCCGTTATAGTATCTGCATCACCTAATGAAAAATCGAATCCAGTTACCTGACAGCTAGCCAAACACCACTTGAAGTAGCATGCATCTGAATCAGTTGAAATACTACCAGATATCGCAAGATATTTATATTTGTCTTCATCAAAATGAGCCATATTATATAGAATATCTGAATATCCCGGTGTAGCAAACTTAGCTGCAGTTAAAGATCCTTCTACTGAGATTGTACCTTGTTTAAAGTAGTTACCTCTTTCTCCCATAAGATCTTGCTCTACCGTTCCTCTATCAATAGTTAAAGAAAAGTCTCCCATACCCCATGTTGAGTGACTCTTATCACTAGAGAAAGTATCTCTATTCCAAGTACCACCTGAATGAGCAACCAACCAAATTCTAGCATTTTTTCCTGTTACTGTTCCTGCCATAATTATTCACCTCTAATAAGTATCATTAATATAGGTATAACCTAGACCTTGACGTTGAGCTGATAATTTGTATGGATATAAGGATACGAAATCTATTGATCCTTCAGTGATTTCATCTGCTGTTCCTATGCTGAAATCAAATCCAGTTATTTGACAACTTCTTAAATAGAAGTGCAAACTTTCTGCTCCACAATTTCCTGATACCTGTATAGATAATCCATTAACCATATCTGATACGAGATATCCCACAGCCGTGTTATGTAATTTACAAGCTGTAAGAGACCCTTCAGCTGATAAAGAACCTGCTATCATGAAATTACCTTTTTCACCAACTAATTCCTGTTCTGCAGTTCCTTTACTAAAGGTTAAAGAGAAATCTGATATAGCTAAAGTTGTATGAGTTAGAGCTGTTTTTCCATTTGTGGTTATAGTAACCTGTGCATCTTCACCCGTATATACTGTTGCTGTTCCTGCCATTTTATCCCTCTAAGGTATTACCTATATAGGTTAGATCTTGTGGATTAAGCATTATGAAGTCTATACTTGCTTCCGTGATTGTATCTGCATCTCCTATAGAAATATCATAACCGGTAACTTGACAAGACGCTAAATACCAACTTATATATGTAGCATCAGTATCTGTTGATATTGTACCCGATACGGCTAGGTATTTATAGGTTCCACCCTTTGTATCGAACATATTATCTAGTAAATCTGATAAACCGCTTGTAGCAAATTTAGCTGCTGTTACTGAGCCTTCAATTGATATTGTACCCTGATCAAAGTAGTTTCCATCTTCTCCTATTAAATCTTGTTCAACGGTACCTCTATCTAGAGTTAGAGAGAAATCTCCTAGACCCCATGTTGAATGACTCTTACTGGTAAATGTTGGAGCACTTCCAGCTGCATGTGCAGCAAACCATACTCTTGCATTCTTACCTGTTACTGTTCCTGCCATAACTTATCTACCTATCTTTATACATTTTAAACTTACAATTTAATAATAACATTTCTTAAACACTTAATTAACATTAATCATCAAAGTGATGAATTTTACTATAGGTCTGTATTTTTCTATATATACCTAATTCATCATTATAATCTTCAATATCAGATTCCTTTCTGCATCCTCCTGATATCATTCTGGGAACAATCAAATCTGCTATTTGTAGAGTTTGTAATCTACTGGTTTTAGAAAATATATCCACTTGATATATAGTGGTTTCCTTTCTCATCTGAGAGCCTGCTGCTGATGTATTATAACCTAAATAACCTATATCTGAACCAGCTACTTGATTTATAGTTATACAAGGAAATTGATCCTTAGTCTTTAACCAACCTACTCTTATATCGTTTGCTCCAACTATAGAAGTTATATCAGATGAGCTCACCATATAACCTCTTATCTGTCTTATAGTTTCTAAGCTCATATTATTTCTCTAACGCAATTTTATAGAATTAACAAGTTTATCTAATTGTCTCTGCATATCATTTGTTATTTGTGCCTTTATGGATTCATTGTACATAACCGTTTGTAAATAGTGATAACCTATTTGTGGACTTATAGTACGAGACCAGTGAGGAGGTTTACCTTGTTGAGCACCCACTGCAAATCCTACCTTATTTTGTGTCAATTGAGATGCCCAAAATTTACTATTAGCTCCTAACTTACCGCTACCAAATGTTCCTAACTCAACTGCTGCTGCGTGAGGAGAATTACAGTCTAATCTTATCTTCAAATTAGATTCTGGAATTACTTTCCAATTGGATTCTAATGTAATAGAATCTTCACCTGATTGTCCTGCCATTGTAGCTCTAGATAATAATTGATTTATAGCTGCATCCCTTAATATTCTAGCTCCAGTTCCTAATAATTTATAGGTTTTTGAAGATATTATATTTTTAGCAGTATCTATATTACTATCTATTCTCTTCTTTCCTCTTATCTGTGTTATCTTTATCATGTTATCTCCTTTAATAAAGCAGTTTTGTGGTGATGACTACTATCTATAATTACTTCCTTCACTCTATAATTCTTGTTTCTATATACGACTTGATTATCTCTATCTATGGATGAACTTGATAAACAGAAACACTTGTATCTTACATCATCATATAATCCAGTTTTATCTATTCTTTCTGATGCAGAAAGAGGTGATAATCTACATTTAGTAGAATCGGATGCTGATGAATAAGAGAATGTCCACTCTCCTAAAACATTTTGAGATGAGTATTTAGTTCTTAAATATATTGAATTGTTTAGTAGACCTTCATATGACATTAATATCTCTTTCTCCTTAATCTCAATAATGGACCTTCATATCCACCCATGTGAACAAATCTGTGACAACTATTACAAAGAGGTATAAGATTATTCTCTTCATCGGATCCACCGCATGATACGGGTGTTATATGATGTAGATGTAAATTTCCCTTGCTATATCTACCACAGAGTTGACAAATATATCCATATTGTTTAAATATATAATATCTCTTCCTATTAGATATACTTTGATTCTGATATGACATTAGTCATTTACTTTATACAATGTATACTTACTTAAATTAGTACGTTTCTCTAACATCTCGATAGCCATAGTTTCCCAAGTTTTTGATATTACATGAGGAGATGACTGAATATCAGTACCTCTTGAAATAGGTTGAGCTAGTTCGTATTCGTAATCACCTAATACCTCTCTATTTAGAGTATAATATTTGCTAGCTAGAGAAGGTGCTAAGATTATTTTGGATGCTATTAGGAGTAAACAAGGAATTCTAGCTTTAGATGCAGTAGTGGTAGTATCATTAAAATAAACTGCCTTAACGTAATCCTCTACAGCTTCTATTTTTCTTAATATTTCATTTTTTGTAATATCATCATACTCTAGAGGTGGTGTGAAAAAACCACGAACATCCGCTTCTGTAACATAACTAGGATTATAATCACTCATATCTAATCACTCTGCTCTCCTATTCTTGGGTCTACTTTCCTGATATCTATAGTTTTTTTACCAGTTTCTGGAAAAGGAAATTGCTTTATTTCATATGTATCTGGATTGGTTCTACCTCCTCCTTGTGCTCCAGATATTTCATATTTAGTTCTTTCAGAGGATGTCAACTTATCTCTATCTAAAAGTCCCTTTTTACGTTTTTCCTCAAAGGAATTTGTCATCCAAGATTGATCATTTGGGCCGTAATTTCCTCTACCTTTTCCATGTAACATTTAAAATCTCTATAATTTACCACCAGTTCTTAAATACCGGTATATATCCAGTTTGAATTGATCCAGTTGATCCTGACATTGCTTGTACTCTTAACCATCCACTTGTACTTGGTAAAGGTAATACCGCAACTCCTGATGCTTGAGGACTTGCTACATGACTTGTTGCTGCACCAGACCAAAAGTTAGTGCCATCCCAATAGACATTAAGTCCTCTTCCATCATCTGAGAAGGTCAGTTTTTCACATTCTAATACTGGAATTTTTGATCCTGCCATAATTAATTCCAACTATTTATTACATTAAACATAAATAAAGAAACATAATACATATAGATATAACAATAATTGTTATCTATAACTATTTATGATAGATAGATCCACCAGCATTTTCTTGTAGTACACCAGTTCCAAATCTCATTGTAAGTGAAATTCCAATAAGATCATGAATTGGATCATCATATTGCTCTATAGTTAGGTCTCTTCTCATACAAATCGCTGCAGCATCATTCTTTGAAAATACTAATGCAGTGATATCTGAAGCAACTGTGGTATCATCCCATGTTGGAGATGATGCATCCGTTGTAGTACAAACATATGGCTTTAGACCCATTATGGTTCCACCAATATCTCCTTGTCTTAATGCTCCTGGACTTCCTGCATATGATACATATGCTAGATTAGAGTCTTGAAGTAAGTATGCTTCAGCTGTAGGATGTAGAATCAAAGTATCTGGGATATAGTTATCCTTTTTGATTTTTCCAATTAATTGAGCTATATCACTGATAGCTATATGGGTTCCAGCTGGATTAACGGTGTTTGCATCGAATTTATATGTACCTTGTACCATTTCATATAGAACTGCTCTATTTAGAGCATTTTCCATTCTTGCACCAGCTTTCTTAAGTTCCAGTTCTACAACGTCAAATAAAGCATCTTCAATTAACTCATTTGTAATCAATGGGCGTACTCCATATTTGTCGATTGTAATATCCTGTTTTGTATATTCTTGTGTATCAATTTCGATTTTGGCTCCCTCTGCTACCTTATTTGCATAAGTTCCTGCCTCTCCCTTTACAAATCTAACTGAATAAGAGTTAGTATTTATTATAGGTACTACTTCTCTCATGCATCTGGCTGGTTCTGTACCCTCTATAACTGTTTTATAGACTTCTTCTTGTACTAAAGTGGAATCAGAAATAGCTGTTCTCTCAGATTGTAAGAGAGAGTGAGTATCCTTTCCAACTATATTTTTGAATGACTCTTTATTGAGCATTCTTGATCTCTCATTGTTTCCTGCAAAACCAAATTCTAGAAGTTTTGTTAATTTGCTCATGTTTTCTCACTATTTATTATTACATTATAACATTAAAAAATACAAAATAAACATAATACCATTTTTTTTTTTATCTTAAACTAATAATACTTTTACTGTACCATTAGCTGTTCCTTGAGTTTCTAAAGCAATTGCAGTTACTCCTGAAGCGTTAGCACAAGCAAATTCTCTGAATTTACCTTCTTCAACTAATTTTAGATTATCTCCAACAGCTACTGAAGTTCCAGAAACTATAACTCTAACTATATTTCCTGGTCCGTAAACTGCTATGTGATTTCCATGAGTTTGATCGTAAGCTGCAACTCCAACACACTTTGCTGCAAAGTCTACACCAGTTGTAGTTGGTGCTTCTACAGCCATAGTACCTATAGCTGTTACTCCTTGACCTGCTGATACTGCTCCTGAGCAAAGATAATCAAAAGCTAATGTTCCTTC